GCCGCCGGCGGCCTTGTAGGCGTCCGCGCCCACGAACTTCGCGAGTCGGTCGGTGTCGGCAAGGTCCGCCTTGTCGACCATGCGCTTGACGTCGTCCGGGTCGGCGTCGTGGTTGGACTTGTTAAGCCAGAGCTGCTGCTGGCGCTCGACCGGGGCGTTGGCCCAGGCCTCCGCCTGCTTGACCGATATGCCGCCCTTGGCGAGGGCTTCGAGGATCGGGGGGAAGAGGCCGGCGAGCGCCAGGCGCTGGGCGACGAAGCGCGCGGTCTTGCCGACGCGAGCGGCGATCGTCTCGACCGCGGCGTCGCGGGTGAGCGGGCCGTCGCCATTGAGGCGGTCGAGTTCGGCCGCGTAGGCGCGGGCCTGGTCGGCCGGCGACAGGGGGGTCGAGCTCTCCTGCTCGACCAGGCCGGCGCGGATCGCGTCCTCCTTCGACTTGCGCTCGTACCAGAGGACGGAGAGGCCGGCGGCCGGAGCGGCGCAGAAACGCGTGCCGCCGGCGGTGATCATCAGCCATTCAACCCCGCCCTGGGTCTCGGCGTAGCAGATGACCGGCATCAGCTGGCCTTCGGCCTTCATGCTGGCGGCGCGGTCGGCGATATCTTCCTTGCGGCGATCGGTGCGCGGGTTCTCGGGCGCGATCTTGAAGCGGCTGAGCGGCGCCACGTCGATCGCGAGCGTCTTGGTGAGGTGCTTCGCGACGGCGGCGCCTCCGCCGACGGTTTCGACGATGACGGGTTTGCGGGCGGCGGCGGACTTGGTGGCCACGAGAGGATCCCCAACGTGTGCCGGCCGCCGCTGCAACTGTGCGAGTAACCTGCGGCGGCCGGCGGGTTGCGTCGCAAAGGGCTGGCGGCGACGGCCGGGTGGCAAATCACCCTGCGCGCTGGATTTAACGTGTCAGTTGAAAAAGCGTCAACCGGAATTTCAAGCAGGGCCTGAAATCGGGTTATCCCCAGCGGCCGGTCATGTCTTGCGGCGGCTCTTTTTCGTCGGGGCCGCAGCGGGTTTTTGCTTATAGCTATCGCCGGCGGGTTCGGTCAGGTCGATCGCGGCGCGGAAGATGGTGCGTTTCTCGCGCTCGCCCGCGGCGCGATAGGCTGTGAGGAGTCTGCGTTCGTCCGCGGTGAGCTCGATCGGGCCAGGCACGAGTTCGGCAGGCGTTACGCCCAGCGCCCTAGCAACAGCAGGTAATTTATTTACCTGAAGGTTCGCCTTCAGTTCCCATTGCTGGAAGCTCTGGTGGGTTGTGCCGACAAGTTCGGCCGCCTGCATGAGCGACATCCCGCGCGATTTCCGGATCGCGCGAATGAAGGTCGCCGGATGCGCCGGGCCTCCGTCGGCGTCTTGGGCCGTAGCGTCAGAGCGGGATTTTGCCATGTCCCGATTATCAACCGGGACGTGAAATTCTTCGACCAAGCCGTGATTGAAACTCAGCACTACGAATTACCGGGTTGACGGCTGGCGCGAACTCATTCCGTTTTCAATCCCCAGTTGAAAACGCGGACACCAGACCCGGAACATGCGAACTCGTCAAGAACAAAAGGACGACACGCAGCTGCGGCGGCGCGTCTTGCGGACGCCCGGCATGACGTTTGGGCGCCTCGGCAAGATCATAGGCGCCAGCGCACAGGCGGCCGAGCGCATCACGCTGCCACCCGGGCACCCGCGCCGCATCAAACTGTCGATCGAGAAGGCGCGCCGGCTGAAGGCGGAATGGCCCGATTTCGAGATCGAAACCTACGACCAGCCGGCGGAGCCGGCGAAACCCAAGAAAGCGAAACGGAGGGCGCGGGCATGAGCGCGACTAAGGATACGAAACCTGCGACAGAGCTGCCGCCGATCGAGCAGATCGCAGACGCGATCGTCGCCATCGGCGCGGCTATGAAGGCGATCAACGCGTCGCGCCTGAAGCGCGAGACGCTTGTCACGTTGATCCACGACAGCAGTAAGGTTGCGAAAGGCACGATCCGCCTCGTGCTGAACAACCTCGACGCGATCGAGGAGACGTTTCTCAAGCCGAAGCCCGCGACGAAACCGCCCGGGGCGCGGCCATGACACCCCGGCAGTTGAAAGACCGGAGTGCGGCGCGTGATGCCGCCTTCGCCGCGGAGAAGGCCGACGCCCGCGAGAAGATCCGCGCGCTGATCTCGGCCTATGAGGCGGCGCGCGACGAGGTCGACCAGGCCGAGGCGCGACGCCTGCGCTTCCACCTGCAGGGGGCGATGGTCGACTGCGTGGATCTCGACACGAACTTTGTCTCCGGCTGGCCGCGGCGCATCCTCCTCGCGCTGATCCATCACATCGGCGCCTGGCGCGACATGACCGCGCCGCCCTTCGTTCGCGCCGAGGCGGGCGTCCTGATCGAGGGGCAGATCCAGCTGGTCCGCAAGATCTTCGACACAGGGGCAACATCATGAGCGGAATTCTTGTCCAGTCGGCGCGCGAGTTCGGCCGCGCCATGGGATTGCAGTTCTTTCGCGAGCGCGAGGCGCCGCCGGCGGAGGGGGACCTGCAGCACGCCACCGGCGGGCACGGTCTCGACGGCGACGAGTGGGTGAAGGCGCTGCCTTACGAGCGCACGCTGGAGACGGCGCCGTGAAGCATGACGCCGCGATCATTGCGGCGCTGCGCACGCGCGTCGGGCAGCTGACGGACGAGCTCGACGAGCTGCGCGAGACCGTGCGCCAGTTGCGCGCGGTGCAGTTCAACAGCGAGTGGATACCCCCCCCGGCGATCAAGCTGACGCCCTACGAAGCGCGCATCGTCGGCTGTCTCATGGGGCGCGAGACCTTCTGCAGTTTCGATCTGCTGATGATGGCGCTCTACAGCGACCGCTCTTCCGGCGAGATGCCACTCGACAAGATCGTTCCGACATTCGTGTGCAAGGCGCGCGCGAAACTTGTGCCGTGGGGCATCGAGATCCGCAACGTCTGGGGTCGCGGCTACGTGATGCCGCCAGACAGCCGCGAGCGGCTCAGGGCGTTGGAGGCTGAGGCGGCATGAGCTGGCGCGTCCGCAACCTGGTGCTGTCCAAGACCGTCGGGAAGACCCGCGCCGCCGGCGGCACGCCGTGCTCGGCGAATGCGCGCAAGCAGGTGCTGGCGAGCTTCGCGGACCGCGCCAATGACGACGGCTCGGACTGCTTCGTGTCGAAGGTGCGCATTGCGGCCGAGAACGAGCAGGACCGGGAAACCGTCGTGAAGGCGACGCGCTCGCTGCTGGAGGACGGGCTGCTGGCGATCGACGACAGCAAGTGGCCGGAGGGCAAGCGGCCGTGCAAGGAGGGCTTCACCTACGTGTATCGGGTGGTGATTTCGGCCATCATGGCCCTTCCGGACGCGTTCCCGGCAAGGTGTCGGAATTCCGACACCTTGGACGATGCGCTGGTCGAGGGAGACGAGCCCATCGGCAAACACCTCGGCCCTGTGGATAAGTGGGCGAAACGGAGGCGGAAGGCCCCCGTCAAACCGACACCGAAGGTGTCGGAGTTGGGGGGTCAAGACCCCCGTCAAACCGACACGAACTATCCTTCTAGAACATCCTATTCTTCGCGCGCGACGCGCCCCGCCCTGGATGGGCGGCGCGCCGCGGGCGATCCGGACTACGTCGCAGACCATCGCGCGCAGAGCGACAACCCGCGGCCTGCGCCTGACCCGCGCGTAGAGCGCCAGCTGAGGGAGCTGCGCACCCAGCTCGCCGCTATGCGCTCAACCGGGCAGTCGTGGAACACGCGAAACCTGCATGGTGACGAGCAGCGCGCGGCCATAGCCGCCGAGATCGTCGACATCGAGACGCGGATAGCGCGCCTTGAAGGGGCGCCGGGAGCGCTGCCATGAGCACCACGAATGATCCCATCAACGGCGTTGACTGGTTTCTCGTGACGGTACGGCCGGGCATGGAGCGGGCGGCGGCGGCGGCGCTGTTGCGCATCGGCTGGGAGAGCTTCCTTCCGGGCTATCGCAAGACCGTGCTGAAGCATTCGCGCCAGCGCGGCGGGAAGGGGCCGAACGCGGCGGAGACCGCGAAGGAGCGCCGACGGTTCGTGTCCTGGCCGGGCTATCTGTTCGTTGGCGCGCCGGGCTGGCTGCAGCGCACGGATGGCTGGCCGCGCCTGCTGGCGCTCGACCTGGTGACGGGCGTGTTCACGACGCAGCGCGATGTCGGCGGCGGGCGGTGGGAGGACTGGCCGCTGAAGCTGCCGCGTAACTGGCGGACGTGGAAGGAGCTCCGCGACTGCGAGAACATCGCCCAGCTGGCCGAGGTGGTCGGCGACGCGCCGGCGGTCGACTATGTCGAAGGCGACGAGGTGCTGATCACGAACAAGGTTTTCTTCCAGTTCCGGGCGAAGTGCATTTCGGTCGACAAGGAGGGGAAGTTCGCCACGGTGGAGCTGCGCATGCTCGGCTCCGACCGCGTCGTCACGATCCCGGCGACCGAGGCGATGCACCACGCCTCCGCGCCGGCGGCAGCCGCGAAAGGCGCTGCGACACATTGGGCGATCGGCGACACGGTCAGGATCAAGGAAGGGCCATTCATGGGTTTCGACGGCGTGATCGAAGCCATCGAAGGCAGCCAGTTCACCGTGACAGCGCGGATTTTTGGCAGAGAGACGCCGGTGGTGTTGTCGCGCAAGCAGCTGTCACGTTCACCTTCCGGACCCGCTTGACGGATGACGCCGACGCAGTCCAGCACTGCCGCTGGGACGATCGCAGAGCGCCGGGGCTCGTTGTCGCGTTAGTGTTTCCTCCGGGGCTTCCTCCATCCTGCATCCCGTAACAGCGCGGCCGCGCATCGGCCGCAGCGCGGGACGAGCGGTGTGCGAACCCCTTGCGGCTCCGGGCCTTTGCGCCGGCGCGAGCCGCGAAGTGCGAAGCCTGCAAGATTTCAGAACTTGAGAGGTTCGCGCCGGACCTGCTGGCTGTCACAGGCTGGATGGATAGCGCGAACCGCCCGCCGGCGGCCGATAGTCCTTTGTGGACGCAGGCTGTCGGCGGGCGTCCCTTCACCCGTCGCTGTACCAGGCGCACGTCCCGACCGGAGCGCCTGGAGTGGAGGCCCGCTGCGAGACCCCGCAGCGGGCCTTTCAGTTTGTAGAGGCTGCGGGGGAGGCGCTCATGTCGAACGCCGGCAAGGAAACGCGGCGCGGAATCGCCATCCCCAAATGGCTTTGGGACGCGGAGCGTCGCCCCGACACGTCGCGCGAGGGCTTCGAGGCGGCATTCCGCGCGGCCATCGAGTTCTGCAGCGCGTACGAATACGCGACGATCGCGGGGCTGCAGGACGACATCAACATGGTCATGAGCGATCGGCTCCGCACGCCCGAAATCGAGGTGACGTTCATCGCCTGGCATTGGTCGACCCGCCGCCCGCGCATTGAGGTTAGGGCCGGCCGCCACACCGCGCGCGAGGACATCGCCGTGAAATTCTCGCCCAGCCCGGGCGCTATCAACTGAGGAGACGGACATGGACGGGTATCAGGACGCGGCCAATCGGCAGCAAACATACGGTGGAATTGACAGCGCAGGCGCTGCGATCGGCGGCGCGCGCGCGCGCGGCAGGCTCGACGCGAACGTGTACGCGTATGGCTCGATCGGCATTCGCCGCAAGCAGTTGGCGCTTGCGCTCGAATATGCGCGGCTGGCCGTGCGCGAAGCCGAGCTCGAGGTTGAGCGCCACGACGATCAGCAGGCTAACGATCTTGAGGTCGACAGCGCGGATGGGTCGAGAAAGCCGTCCGTCTGGGCCGCGAACCGCCGCAGGGAGCTGGAGCTCGCCGTCGATGAGGCGAAGCTGAAGGTCCGTCGCGTCGAGATTACGACGGAGCGGCATGAAGCCGACGCCGCGGTCGTTGCTCGAGGCCCGCAGGCCGACCTGGTGCGGGACGGCCCGGGCGAGGTTCGCGCGGTGCAGCAGCAATGAGCACGAACGGCCCCGCATCAGGGACTGCGTCCCTGATCCAGCAGCAGCGCGAACGCGCGAAAGCGCTCGAGCTGCCGGACTTTCCCGGCGTGCGCGCCACCCCCGATGTGGTTGCCCGTCTGTCGGCCGCGAAGGTTCGCCTTGGCCTGGGCGCCGTCACCGTGACGCTAAGGCTCGACCAGGCCGCGCCGAAGGCCTACGCCGCCGGCGACGTGGATCTGCTTCTCGGCCTGTGTGCCGAGGCCTTCGAGCGTTACGACGCGGTCTGACCGGGTTTATGGCGAAGGCGAAGAAGGCGGCAAAGGCGCCCAGGAAGGCGGCCGCCAAGGCGAAGCAGAGCCCCCCTAAATCGAAGCCGGCGGCGAAGCCCAGGAAGGCGGCCGTCAAACCGAAACCACAAACCGAGAAGCCAAGGCGCGAGAGCGCGGCAGAGCGGCTGATACGCGAGCGTAAGGAGGCGTTCGCGCGCGGCGTCGCCCGGCCTGATATTACAGGCGAAAAACAGGGCGCGACTGACCATCTCAAAGCCACGCAGTTTAAGCCCGGCCAGAGCGGCAATCCCGCAGGTCGGCCGAAGGGCGCGCGCAACAAGCTCGGCGAGTTGTTTCTCGAGGACCTGATGGAGGCCTGGCAGGCCAACGGCAAGGTCGCGCTGGAGCAGGCGATGTTCGAGAGCCCGATCGGTTTCGTGAAGGTGGTCGGCTCCGTTGTGCCCAAGGAGTTCCACCACAAGCTGGGCGATTTCGACGATGTAGACGACGAGGACCTCGATGCACTCATCGATCAAGGACTTGCCGTCCTCGGACGTGCGGCGGCTGGTGGCAAAGGCGCTCAAGGAGAAGGCGACACGGGCGGAGCGCAACAGGCTTAAGGCTTATACGCCCTACTCGAAGCAGCTGGAGTTCCACAACAACGGCGCGCGGCGGGATGCCGACGGTTGCGAGCGTCTGTTCATGGCGGGCAACCAGCAGGGCAAGACCTGGTGCGGCGGCTCTGAAACAGCGATGCATGCGACGGGGCGCTATCCCGACTGGTGGGAGGGCGCGACGTTCGACAAGGCCCCGAAGATCTGGGTGTCGGGTGTGACCGGCGAGAGCACGCGCGACAACCCGCAGCGCGTCCTGGTGGGCCAGCCGCAGTTCAAGGACAAGTGGGGCACGGGATCCCTGCCGTTCGACGCGCTGATCGACACCAACCCCTCGCGCGGCCTGCCGGACGCGCTTGACAGCGTCGTGGTGAGGTGGGGCGGCGGCGGTGACATCCAGGCCGACCAATCCGTGATCATGTTCAAGAGCTACGAGAAGGGCCGCGAGAAGTGGCAGGGCGACACCGTCGATTGCCTCTGGTTCGACGAGGAGCCGCCGGCGGACATCTATTCGGAAGGCAGGACCCGGACGCAGCTTGGGCAGCGGGGGATCTTCACGATGATCACGTTCACGCCCCTGCTGGGGTTGTCGGAAGTGGTGCGCCAGTTCCTGGATGCTGACGCGGTCAAGAAGATGACCGGATGAGCAAGCTCGTCACACGCGCGACGATCGACGACACGATTGGCGTTCTCTACACGAAGGAGCAGGCCGACGCGATCGTCGCGGGCTATCCGGCGCACGAGCGCGAGGCGCGCGGCAAGGGCATTCCGCAGCTTGGTTCTGGTCGCGTCTTCCCGATCGATGTCGACACGATCAAGTGTGCACCGTTCAAGATCCCGGCGCACTTCTTCCAGATCAACGGCCTCGACTTCGGCTGGGATCACCCCTTCGGCGCCGTGCGCTGCGCCTACGACGCCGACAACGATATCTTCTACGTCTGCGCCGAGTACCGGCAGCGCGAGCAGACGCCGATCGTCCACGCTGCAGCGATCAAGCCCTGGGGAGCGTGGATCCCGTGCGCCTGGCCGGCGGACGGCGAGGGTCACGAGAAGGGCTCGGGCAAGCCGCTTGCGCCTCAGTATCGCGAGCAGGGGCTCAACATGCTGGAGAGCTGGGCCACCTTCGAGGAAGGCGGCGACACCAGCAAGGTCAGCGTCGAGGCCGGCGTCATGGACATGCTCGTGCGCATGCAGACGGGACGGTTCAAGGTTTTCGAGACCTGCGGCGCGTACTGCGACGAGGTCAGCTACTACCACCGCGTGGAGGGGCAGATCGTGAAGCTTGTCGACGACCTGATCTCCGCCAGCCGCTATGCGCTGATGATGAAGCGGTTCGCCGTCCAGGATCCCGGCCCCGGACATGACCTCACGCGCCCGATGCACGCCAACCTGGGTATTGCCTGATGGCGCGGGGAGCGGCTCACGAAGCGCGCGAGGCCATGCTCGGCGGCGCGGAAGACGACGCCGGCGAGCAGGAAGCCGCCGAACTCGCCATGCGCGAGGGCGATGAAGACGAGGACGAGGATGGCGAGGAGCAGGCGGACGAGGACCTGATGCTCGCCCTGATGGCCGAGCGGGCCGCCAGCCTCGGGCACGATGGCGACCAGATCGCCGACGACCAGGTCAAGGCCTTCGACCGCTATCTGGGCAAGGACTATGGCGACGAGATCGCCGGATCCAGCCGGGTTCACACGCGCGAAGTGTTCGAGACGATCGAGGCCATGCGCCCGAAGGCCAAGCGGATGTTTGGGCGCGGCGCGAAGACCATCACGGTCGAGCCGTGGGCGCCGGGCGAGGAGGCGGCCCAGCAGGCCCAGGAAGCGCAGGACTATCTGCGCGGCGTCCTCTTCGGTGATCCCCAGCAGCTCGACGGACACGCGATCTTTGACGATTTCTTCTTCGACGGCGCCCTGCAGAAAATCGGCTGGGGCGCCGTCTGTTGGGAGGAGGCCGAGCTCGGCCCGCCGGAGAAGGCCGGCGGGCTCAATCTGCTGCAGGCGCAGCAGCTCGCGACGGATGCGCAGAAGCCTGACGCGCCATTCGAGCTGCGCGATATCCAGCCGGAGAGCGGCGACGGCCAGGAGCAGACTTTTGTGGCGGTGGTGCAGCACGTGCGCCGGCCGGCCAAGGCGGTCATAGAGATCATTGCGCCCGAGGATATCCTCGTCTCGCGCCTGGCCGTTGACCTGACGGACCCGCCTTACTGCGGGCACAAGATGCGGCGGACGCTGTCGCGCATCAAGGCGATGTGGCCGGACAAGGCTGACGAGATCGACGAGGTGGCGGGCAGCGACGCGCTCGGCGTGACCAATGACGCGCGCCGGCAGGCGCGCTTCTGGGACCTGGACGAGAGCAGCGTCTCGGCCCAGCGCGAGGACGAAGACGACATCGAGCTTTTCCGCGAATACATCCGCTTTGACCGGGACGGTGATGGCTATCCCGAGCTGCTCGAGTGCTGGAGCATTGGCGACCTGCTGCTGGAGGCGGAGCCGGCGGACGATAACCCGTATTTCTACTGGACCCCGATCAGGATCCCGCACCGTCTGATCGGCCTGTCGATAGCCGACGTCGAGAGCGATATCCAGCGCACGAACACGGTTCACCTGCGCAACGCGAACAACGCCTCGGCGCTTGCCGTGACCCCGCGCAAGGTCGTGCATCCCGGTCACATCAACATGCCGGACCTGCTCAACGTCGTGCCCGGCGGCATCATCCGCATGAACCAGCAGTCGCAGAAGCTGCCGGCGGAGGTGATCAAGGAAGAGACGACGCCCGACCTGTCGGGCGCCGCTCTCAAGATGATGGAGAAGATGGACCGCCTTACGGAGCGCCGCACGGGCGTGACCGAACACCTGCAGGGCATGAACCCGGACGTGCTGAACCAGACGATGGGCGGGATCGACCTGCTGCAGAACGCGTCGGCCGAGCGCGTCGAGTGCTATCTCGAGGCGATGGCAGCCGGCCTCGGCCCGGGCCTCACCAAGTTCCTGCGCCTGCACGTCGCGCATGTGAAGTCCGAGCGCGAGGTCAATGTGAGCGCGAAGGCCAACAAGGCCGATTACCGCAAGTTCAACCCGTCGAAATGGTCGCGGTCCCTGAAAGTCGCCGTCCAGACCGGCCAGGGCACAGGCAACCGCCAGGTGCGCATCGGCCAGCTGATGGGCATCATGGTCCAGCAGGAGAAGGTCGTCGCGCGCTTCGGCCCGGCCAACCCGATCGTCACCCCGAAGCACCTGCACAACACGGTCGAGCAGATCGTGCGCGAGATGGGCTTCCTGTCGGCCGACGAGTTCTTCGCGGATCCCTCGACGCTGGATGATAAGGCGCTGGCGGCGATGATGCAGCCGCCGGCGGATCCCAAGGCCCAGGAGGCCATGGCCAAGGCGCAGATACAGATGCAGGAAATGCAGCAGGACATGCGCCAGTTCGTGATGAAGACGCAGCAGGAAATGCAGCAGTTCATGATGAAGCTGCAGGCGGAGACGCAGGCCAAGCGCGAGCAGCTCGGAGCCGAGGTCGCGCTCTCGCGTGAAGAGACGCAGGCGAAGACGATGGCGAGCGTTGCGGGCGCCCGTCTCAAGGCCGGGCCGAGAACCGAAGTCGGCGGCGAGAAAGTCTGATGGATCTGGAAGCGCGCAGGGCCTACCAGGCCGAGCTCGATCTGGCTGTCGCCGCCCGGGCCGCGCTCGATAACCGTGCGGTGCTCGAGTATTACGACGCGGTCGAAAAGAAGGCCATAGACGCCATGTTGGCGTGCGGGCCTACGGAAGACCTCGAAAGGCTGCGGCTTTCCGTCGTGGCCTCAACCATCCGGCAGATGAAGGCATTCCTCGCCCAGGCGGTCGCAGCAGGCGACTTCGCGGCGCAGATGCTTGGCCGGACAACCCAGCAAGGAGAGCGCGATGGGGCGTGATGCTGATACGGACGCAGGCGGCGCAGCAGGCGCGGATGAAGTCCAGGACGTAGTGCTCGACCAGGCGCAGGAGGACGAACTCCTGCTCGATGCGTTCGAGGAAGAACTGCAATTCGGGGAGGAGGACTCAGCCGAGTTCGACAACCCGGACAAGAAGAAGACCAAGCCGAAGGCTGAGGCCACGGGCGAAGACGACGACGCCGGCGATGACGATGATCAGGATGGCGACGAAGACGACGAGGACGACGACGAGGCCGACGCCAGCGCGGCCAAAACCAAGGCCAAGGACGCCGAAGAGGGCGAGGACCCGGATGGCGACTTTGTCGAGGACGAGGGCGGCAAGAAAATCGCCGTGCGCGACCTTCTGGAAGCGCACAAGTTCAAAAATGAGGTCGGCGCTACGGTCGACCAGATCCGAACGAACTACGAAGCCCGAGCGACCAAAGAGCTCGAAACGTTCAAGACCGCATCCGCTGGCAAGCTGAAAGAGCTTGAGGACGGTCTCGCCCTGGTGCAGGCGCTTGTCCCGAAACTGGAGAAGCCGCCGGCGACCATGCTCGACGAGAGCCACGAGGACTATAACCCGGACGGCTACCACTTCCTGTTGCGCGCTTACGACGAATTCCAGGCCACCTTGGCCAGGGCGCGCGGCATCGTCGAAAAGGCGAATGGGGAACGCACGCAGGAGACGGAGGCGAAAACGAAAGCCGCCGTCGCCGATAACCTGCGCAAACTGCTCGAGAAGGCGCCCGAACTGAAGGACCAGGCGAAGGCGAAGGCCTTCGAGGCGGACCTTCGCAAGACGCTCAAGGCCGATGGGTTTTCCGACGAGGAGATCAACGGCCTCACCGATCATCGCATGATCCTGATCGCGCGCGACGCGATGCTGTATCGTGCGGCGAAGGCACAGGGGGCGCCCAAGGTCGAAGGCGAGAAGCGCAAGCCCAGGCTTGTGCGATCGTCTGGCCGGACAACGCCGTCGCCGGACAAGCGGGGCGTCAGCCGGTCGCGGGAAGCAGTCGAGCGCGTGAAGCGAACGGGCAAGGTCCGCGAGAGCGATCTCGAGGGCTACTGGGGCAAGTTCATAGACTAGGATCTGGACAGACCGGGCTTGCGATCTCGCGTTAAGCGAAAGCAACCCCAATGGCTGTGGATGCAGCAACCCAAGTAAAATACGATCAGGTCGGCGTGCGCGAGCAGCTGTCCGATCGGATCTACAACGTCGCTCCGATGGACACTCCCATCATGACCGCGCTTGGCCGCGGGAAGAAGGCGACGAACACAAAGGTCGAATGGCAGACCGATACGGTCCGCGCCGCGGCTGTGAACAAGCAGCTCGACGGTAACGACATTCCGCTGAAGACCCGCACCGGCACCAAGCGTCCCTGCAACTACACGCAGATCTTCGCTGAAGCGCTGGGCGTGTCGACGACGGCGCAGGCGGTCGATACGGCCGGCCGCCGCCAGGAACTGCTCTACCAGGTGCAGCTCGCCTCCAAGGGCATCAAGCGCGACATCGAGTTCACGATCAGCGGCAACTACGCCTCGGATGACGGCTCGCGCGCCACAGCTCGCGGTCTCGGCGGCCTGGAGAGCTGGTTCAAGACCAATGTGAGCCGCGGCTCTGGCGGATCCAGCGGCGGCTACACCACGTCGACGAGCCAGACCGTGGCGGCGACGGATGCCAGCACCACCAACACGCGGACCTTTACCGAGGCGCGCGCGAAGGCGGTGATCCAGTCGATCTGGGAGAACTCGGACGGTGGAGCATCGCCTCTGATCGTGGTCGGCGCCTTCAACAAGACGAAGGCCTCGAGCTTCACTGGCATCGCGAGCCCGAACCAGCAATATCCGATGGGCGCCAAGAGCTCGAAGGCGCTGGCGATCATCGGCGCGGCCGACATCTACGTGTCGGATTTCGGCAAGCACCGCGTTGTGGCCAACCGCTTCTCGCGCTCCCGCTCGGCGCTGTTCCTGAACCCGGAATATGCGTCGCTGCGCTACCTCTACCCCTTCAAGGTGGAGAAGCTCGCGAAAACCGGCCTCTCGGACAAGCGCCTGCTGCACGCCGAGCTCACGCTCGAGGTGAAAGAGGAAAAGGCGCACGGCGTCTGCGCCGATCTGAAGACCAGCTAGGGGTGACGCGCTGGCTGAGGCCGGCGTTTCTCCCTCTGCGACCTGGGCCGGCGCGAGCGATCGCGCCGGCCTTTTTATTGAGGGCGATCGAGACCCCGGCAAAGGAGTGGACGATGTCAACGGAGAACAACGGCAACGGCGAGGGTAAACGCCCGTCGGCGCAACAGCCGGCTGGCGGCGGCAAACGCGAAGCAGCGCCCCGGCCGGCAGTGTCGCCGGAAATCCCGGCGGAAGTGCTGCAGCAGCTGCGGGAAGATGCCGTGAAGCAGGCCCGCGAAGAACTTGAGGCAGAGCTTCCGAACATCGTCAGCGTGATCCGGACCGAAGTGACGGCGGAGCTGCAAGGTAAGGAGGCGGTCGCGCTTGAGGGTGGCGGCGGCAAGATCCGCAAGGTGGACGTGCGCGCCAGCTCGCTTGCGCAATCGCAGCAGGTCAAGGCCGAGCAGCGCGCTCTCCTGGCGGCCCCGGAAGGCAGCGAACTGCCCGAGGGCTACGTCAGGTGCGTGCCGCTGAAGACCTTCCATATTGACGGCCGCGATATTCACGGCGCGAGCGTGGAGGCGATATCGGTCGAGGTGTTCCCTGACCCGAACGCCCGGCCGATCATGTTGCGCAAGTCGCTGGCGCATTCGCTGCGCGGCCAGGGCCTGCTGCAGATCATCTGATGCAGGAGCTCTCGCCTATTCGGGAGACCTGGCGGCTCGACCGTTCCGACGGGAGCCTGCTGGTGGAGCGCATCCAGGATTGCACGCCATTCCTGGACCGCGCCCGCGAGATCTCCGCCAGCGGCGAATGGCGGGGCGACGACAACGACTTCTGGCACGCTGCATCGATCCCCAACATGGTGATCGAGCAGTGGCTGCAGCGGGGGATAAACGTCTTCCGCGAGGAGGACTGGCCCAAGGTGCGCGAGCTCCTCAACGGCGAGTTCGCCTACCTCAAGTGCATGCCCAAGCGGCTGTGAGCATCGCACACGTCAAGCTGACGCCGCCGCGCTATGGCGCCCGGGGTTTTTCCTTCATCCGCGATCGCGACGTCTGGGCGCGCGAGATCGACGACTTCGTCTTCATCCGGATCCTCGGGTGGGATTTCAGTTTCACAATCAGGCGGGAGGTGGACGCGTGAGCGACCAGCTGAAGCGTGCGATTGTGGCGGCCATGCAGGCTGACCACAGGCCGGACATGATCAATCTCGGGGACCAGCTGCTGGCGCTGGACCCTGGCAACCATCTGGGCCTGTCGGCGGTGGCGTCGGCCATGCTGAAGTCGGAGAAGTATGGCATCGCCGCGATGCTACTGGGCATGCTCACGAAGATGCGGCCTGACGACGCCGAGGTATGGAACAACTTCGCCTGCGCGATGCAGGAGTATCATCCCCAGGAGGCGCTGCACGCGCTGGAGCGGGCGATGCGTCTCGAGGGGGAGCTGGACGCCGCTGTCCAGAACACGGTCGGCGTCCTCTCGACGCTTGGCCGCTTCAGCGATGCTGTCGAAGTCGGCCGCGACTATCTGCAGCGCGATCCGACAAATCCGGACGTGAACCACAATCTGGGCCTGGCTGAAATGCAGACCGGCGACTGGAAGCGGGCCTGGACGCGCTGGCGCTACAGCCATAAGCGCAAGGATCGAGCCTACCCGCACCGGGAAGGCGAGGATGATTTCCGTGACGTGCGGCGCCTGACCGATCTGGCCCACCTCGAGGCGGGCGACAAGCTGGTGATTTATGGTGAGCAGGGGCTCGGCGACGAGATCCTCGCCGGCGCGATGATAGACCGGCTTGTGGGAACGGACGCCGAAATCATCCTCGAATGCGAGCCGCGGCTCGAAGGCCTGTTCCGCAGATCCTTTCCGCAGGTGCAGGTCTTTGGCACGCTGCTGGAGGATTACCCGCGCTGGGTGTCGATCGAGAAGCCGACGCACAAGTTGGAGAGCATGGGGCTCGGCGAGCTCTTGGCGCCTGAGCCGTTCCGGCGCGACCGCTATCTTGTCGCCGATGGCCACTACCGTGCCATGTTCCGCGGCCTGCTCGAGAGCTTCGGTCCGGGCCTGAAAGTCGGCATCGCCTGGACGGGCGGCGTCAAGGCCTGGGACCGCGCCCAGCGCTGCATCGACCCTGAGCTGCTGAAGCCGATCCTGGCCTCGCCTGGCTGTCAGTTCGTCTCGCTTGAGTACCAGTTCAACGGACCGCCGCCGGCGGGCGTTCACGAAATCCCATGGGCGACGGCCAAGGGCGTCGATTACGATCTGACTGCCGCGCTGATCGCCGAACTGGATCTCGTGATCAGCGTGCCGCAGACATGCGTGGACGCCGCCGGCGCGCTGGGCGTTCCCTGCTGGGTGCTGACGCCGCCCGTGCCGCAATGGCGCTTCTCGGAGGCCGCCGGCGATGAGGCCTGGGTTTACCAGGGTGTCGAGATCATCCGGCGACAGGGGCCGTTCTGGCAGGGCGCGATCGCGAAGGCTGCGCAACGGCTGCGGAACAAGACGCAGGGCGCCGCCAGTTCGGGGCGTCTCCAATGAAGCGGATCATCGCCTTTGCCTACGACTTCCCGCACTTCAAGAGCGCGCAGGGCCTGTTCGCCCTGAAGCGCGCCGGCTACGAGAATGTCTGCGTGCTCGCCGCGCCCCGACGCGAGCTGGGGATCCACGAGAGCCCCTACCAGTTCCGCACGCACGGTATGGCCGACGCGCATCACCCGCGCGAGGTCGCCGACGCGTTCGGCTACGATTACCGGGTGTGCCCGCACGAGAACATGCTCGTTCCGGGCTTCATCAACATGTGGCGGGCGAAGGCCTGCATCGTGCTCGGCGCTCGCGTCCTGCCGCCTCACGTGGTCGACGCCGGCGTGCCGATCGTGAACCTCCACCCTGGCGTGCTCCCCCTGAACAGGGGGCTCGATACGCTCAAATGGGCGGTTCACGATAGCCTGCCGCAAGCGGTTGCGGCGCATGTCATCGACCGCCGCGTGGACCGCGGCCAGATGCTGTTCGAGGATATCGTCGAGGTCATGCCCGACGACAGCCCGGCGGATATCTACAATCGCGTCATGTGGGCGCAGATCGCCGCGATCCCGCGCGCCCTGGCGTCCTTCGCAGGCGCGCCGATCGGCGAGGGCGTCTATCGCCGGCCGATGACGCTGCCGCAGGACTTCGAGGTGATGAAACGCTTCGATGCCTACAAGGTCCGGTATCGCGAGATCTGCGCGGCCTATGACGGCAACGAAAAGCTGCAGGCCGAGGCCGCCACATTCGAGGACATGCGCGCATGATCACGATCGCCTGCTGCCTGTGGGACGCCAACGAGGAGAGCTTCGACTTCTCGCGCATGTATGATGAGCGCTGGGTCGAGAAGCTGTATCGGGGTTTTGCCCGCAACCTGACCGCGCCTTTCCGGTTCGTGTGTTTCTCCGACATCGCCCGCGAGTATTCGGTCGAGGAGATCCAGCAGCGCGCGATCGAGATGGACCCGCCCGGCTATGGCGCCCTGATCGAGCCGCTGGGGCTGGGCGCGCCGGCGATCGTTTGCGGGCTCGACACGGTCGTGACCGGGAACGTGGATCACCTGGCAAGATACTGCCTGACGGCAGAGAAAGTGGCCGTGCCTCGCGATCCCTTCCATCACGACACAGTCTGCAATGGCGTGGTGCTGGCCCCAAAGGGGGCTGAGCAGATCTTCCGCAACTGGAGGGACGGCGGCCGCGGCAACGACATGGACGCGTACCGACGCCTGTACGCTGCCGGCGAGGTTGACGTCATAGACGACCTCTTCCCCGGCCATGTTGTCAGCTACAAGGGCCACGCCATGCACTACGGGCTGGGTGACGCCCGCATCGTCTACTTTCACGGCTCGCACAAGCCACACGAACTCGAGAGCCATGTTCCGTGGATCGCGGAGCACTGGTCATGAGCCTCGATACCTTCGGCGGCATCAAGGCGGAGGTGACTGCGCGGCTCGCGCGGTCCGACAAGGCCGCGGTGATCCCCGGCTTCATCCAGGCCGCCCACTCGAAGATGATGAAAGGGCACAAGCGCGGCCGCGACTGGCTGATCCCACCCCTGCGCATCGACGGGATGCTGACGACGACGGAGCTGACCCCGTCGAACGGGGCCGCGACGCTCCCGGACACCTACCTGCAGATGAAGCGGCTCACAACGGACACCGCCGGCGCGCGGCCGCTTGAGTACATGCCGCCGGAGCAGTTCCGGGCGTCAGGCCTATTCACGTCCAGCGGCGTTCCGCAGTTCTACACGATCGAGAACCGGCAGCTGCTGATCATGCCAGCCAATACGGGCGTGCTGTCGCTGTATCACTATGGCCTCGTGACCACGCCGGCGTCCGACGGCGACACCAACACGATCATGGAGACCTGCCCGAACGCGTATCTCTATGGCGCTCTCGCTGAGGCCTTCGCCCAGATCCGCAACTTCGAGGTGGCGGGCTACTACGAGCAGGAGTTTGCCGGCGCGGTGTCGGCCGCCAATGAAAGCGAAGATCTCGGCCAGGCTTCGGGCGGCCTGCTCGTGATGCGCGTGGGCACGCCCCCGTGATCGCGCTCGGCCCCTGGTTGCCTGACCAGCCGGACATCTCCGGCCCGCACCTGATCCAGTGCCTGAACGTGGCGCCGGCGTCGGACCATTATGGACCCTTCCAGGGCTTCGCAGTCGGAAGCAGCGCGCTCGACACGCCGCCGGCGAGGGGCGCGGTCGCCTTCTCCGACGCCAACGCCACCGTCCATGTCTTCGCCGGCGACGAAACCAAGCTGTACGAGCTGCAGAGCGACACCAGCTTTCTGGACGTGACGCGCTCGGGTTCGCCCTACAGCTGCGGGCTCACGTCGCGCTGGCGCTTCGCCCAGTTCGGCGATGTCGCGATCGCAACCAATTTCGACGACGTGATGCAGGCCCGCACAATGTCGATCCCGGGCATGTTCGCGGATCTCGCCGGCTCGCCTCCGAATGCGAAGCACGTCTGCACCTTCCGCGACTTCCTGTTCTACGGCTACACGACCAACTCGGCCTCGGAGCTAGGATGGAGCGGGATCAACGATCCGACCTTTCACACGATCGGCGTCAACCAGTGCGACAGGCAGATCCTGCCTGATGGCGGAGACCTGCAGGGCTTCGCCCCGACCGATAGCGCGCTCCTGATTTTCCAGCAGACCAAGGTGCGGATCCTGCAGTATGTGGGTCCACCACTGATCATGCAGATCGACCCCTTCGAGGAGAAGATCGGTTGCCTCGAGCCCAACAGCATCTGCCAGCACGGCAAGAAGGTTTTCTGGCTCGGGCCCGATGGCTTCTACCAGGTCGACAGCTTCCAGCCCGCGGTGAACATAGGCGAGGGCGCCGTCAACGCCTGGTTCATCAACGACGTGAACGCCAGCTACCTCTACCGCATGAGCTCGGCCGTCGATCCTTCGCGTCAGCTGGCCATCTGGTGCTATCCGAGCAAGGCTTCGGCCGAGGGCGCCCCTGACAGCCAGCTCATGTACTACTGGCCCAAGCGGCGCTGGTCCCTGATCAGGACGCCGACCGAGCTGGTGTTCACCGCCCTGGGGCTCGGCTACACCCTCGAGGACCTTGATGCGATCGCCCTCACCGGGATCGATGACTTCGAGATCCCGCTCGACGATCCGCTCCTGCGCGGCGGCGCCCTGCGGTTCGGCGCGTTCAATCATCTGGCGCAGTACGGCGTGTTCGCCGGCGACAATCTCGAGGCGACGATCGAGGCGTCCGACGTCGAGTTTCTGAAGGGGCGGCGGGCCTATGTCCGGGGCGTTCGCCCGGTCGTCGACACGGACGAGGTGAGGGTGTCTGTCGCCATGCGCGAGCGTGTCATGGATACCGCCGCTTACACGGCTGAGGGCTTCCTCGAACCCCACGGCATGGCCAGCCTCGAGGCCGAGGGCCGGTATGGCCGGGTCAAGCTGATCGTGCCGGCAGGCGCGGACTGGACGAAGGCCCAGGGCTACGATTTCGACGCTACGCAGGCGGGGGAAGTCTGATGGCGGCCACCGTGTCGGTGAAGCTCAAGGACGGCGAAAAGGATCCGCGGAAAATCGTCGGGGCGCTCAATCGCCTGGCGGAGGGACGCAGCGATAACTACGGGAGCGTGACGCTCACCCCTGGCGCTGACGCGACGATCGTCGATGCATATTTCGCCAGCGAGAACTCCACGGTCATTATTACGCCCCGCACTTTGAGTGCGGCGCTCGAGCTCGCCGCCGGCGGCTGCTTCATCAGCGCCAAGGGCAACCGGAGCTTCACGATCACGCACGCGAACAGCGGCGTGACCGATCGCGTTTTCGACTACGCCTTCATCGGCTGAGGAGATCCATGGACACCGCGACGCAAGACAAGGCCCGGACGATGTCCTTTGCCCTGGTTCCGGCCGATCGGCTGCGTGCAAGCGAGGCGCTCCAGCGTTGGGTGTTTCCACTACTGGAGAAGGCCTGCAGCTATTCCGACGGCCGCTTCGAGCCGGAGACGGTCCTCGCCTCCTGCGCCGGTCTCAACCCCCGCTGGCATCCGCAGTTGTGGACGGCCGGGTATCTGCGCCAGGGCGACCAGCCGGCGACGATCGAGGCCGTCGCGGTCACGGCCATCACCACCTACGCCTCGGGCATGCGCGTGCTCGAGGTGATCCTGGTCGGCGGAGAGAACGCCAAGGGCTGGATGACATTCGAGAACAAGTTCGCCGAGTGGGCGGCGCGCGAAGGCTGCTCGAAGATCCAGATGATCGGGCGCAAGGGGTGGGCCAAGACGCTGAGCGGCGCCTGGCGCGAGGCTGCTCGCATGTTCGAGCGCGACGTGCCGGAGCTGGATGCAGCGGAGGGAGGCGGCGATGGGCGGTAGCAGCGGCGGGAGCGGCACGCAGACCACCGTCTCCAAATCGGATCCGTGGAGCGGCCAGCAGCCTTATCTGACGGACATCTTCAGCCAGGCGAAAAAGGCTTATCAGTCCGGGACGGGCAGCCAGTATTACCCGGGTCAGACGGTCACGCCGTTCTCGAGCGACACGAAGACGGGCATGGATCTGATCCGCGCCGAGGCGACGAAGACGCCCGATGGGCTGCCGGAGGCCGAGGCCGCGACGAAGGCGGCCATGACGGGCGAGCAGATGAACCGAAACGACGTCCTGCAGAGCGCGGCGTCGGGCGGGAAGAACAATCCCCTGCTGGCCATGCTCACGGCGATGTCGCTGGGCATGACCAATCCCGTCGCCGGCGACGTCGCCGCCGCGGGCGCTACGCCGACCAATCAGCGCGGGATCGCGGAGATCCTCGCCAGTGGTCAGGCAACGACCCCGAACGTCCAGGCGATGCTTGCATCGGGCAGCCGCGATGTGACGGCCGGCGGCGACACGCTGCAGAAGACGGCCTCCGGCGAAATGCTCGGCGGCAACCCGCTGCTCGATGCGATGTATGAGCGCGCGGCCGCCAAGGTCCGCGACAACACGAACGCGGCTTTCTCGGCCGGCGGCCGTTACGGATCCGGCGCTCACGGGTCAGTGCTCGGCGAGACGCTCGGCGGTCTCGCCACGGACATGTATGGCGGCGCCTATGAAGCCGAGCGCAACCGCATGATGGCGGCGGCCTCCGAGCTGGGCGCGCGCGAGGCGGCCGACATCGACCGCGAGACCTCTGCGCAGGGCGCTGCCGCCCAGTTCGGCGCGAATGATCTTTCGCGGCGCCTGTCTGCAGGATCGAGCGTCGCCGGCTACGACCAGGCGGACGCCAACCGCAACCTGTCGGCGCAGAGTCTGCTGGCCCAGCTCGCCGACAGCGGCCAGGCGCGGCAGCTCTCGGCCGCGAACTCGGCCGCGAACGTCGCCGACAGCGACGCCAACCGGCAGGTGGACGCAGCCAACGCGATCAACGCCCAGGGCCTCAACACGACGGCGCAGGGGCTGAGCGCCGCAGGCCTCCTCCCCATGCTCCGCGAGCTCGGCATGGCCGGCGGCCAGGATCTGCTCGGCCTGGGCGCGATGCAGGAGGGCAAGTCGGACGAGGCGATCCAGGACGCGCTCAATCGCTGGAACTTTGAGCAGCAGGCGCCATGGGACCAGCTGGCCCGCTACTCCGGCATTGTCGGCGGCATGGGCAACCTCGGCGGCACGACGACGTCGACGGCCCCCAAGGCGCAGTCCGGCGGCCTCATGGGCGCGCTTTCGGGCGGGGCCGCCGGCGCGGGTATCTCCTCACTGCTTGGTCTCACCGGGCCGTTGGGCTGGGGTGTGGCGGGCCTTGGCGGCCTCGCGGGTCTTTTCAGCTAGGAGACGATCATGGTCTTCATGCCAATGCCTGCGGGCGCGGCCGGGATGGGCCGCGCCGGCGTCTTCGAGGCGACCAAGAACCCCGCGACGCCGCCGAAGAGTGGTTTTATGGGGCTCGATCCCATCACCTGGATGATGATCAGCGGCGCGCTGGGCCAGGGCGCGCAGGGCGGCGGCTGGGGCGCTGCGGCCCAGGGCATCGCGGGCGCGCTCCAGCAGCGCAAGGATCAGACGGAAGCCGACAGCCGGTCCGATGCCCAGCAGCGCGCGGTGGCGCGCATGCAGGCCGGCGACATGAAAGGCGCCATGGCGATCCTCGCCTCGGCCAAGGGCCTCGAGGACCAGGCCATGGACATGTCGCTGCAGATGGAGGGCAGGGACTACGCCCGCAGCGAAGACGATCGGCGTTATGATCGTGGCGTGCGGCGGGATGACTTCGAGTATGGCCGCGGCCGGCGCGATGCCGCCTTCGATACGATGCGCGATCGTAACTTTGCCTTGACCGATGAGAAGCGCAGCCGCGGCTATCAGGTCGAAGACCGCGAAGACAGCCAGGCGCACGACCGCAGCATGGGCGAGGCGGACTTTGATCGCCGCAAGAAACTGTTCGAACTCGAAAACGCCGGCGGCGGGATTGACCCGGGCGAAGAGAAGGGTCTCACGGGCGAATATCTCGGCCAGGCCAAGACCTTCATCGACGTGCGCGACGCCTTTGCGCGGATCCAGCAGATCGAGAAATACGTCCAGAACAGCCCGACGCCGTCGCCGGCGAGCGATATCTCGCTCGTCTTCAACTTCATGAAAATGAACGATCCGGGCTCGACAGTGCGTGAGGGCGAATACGCAACCGCGCAGAACGCCACCAGCGTGCCTGGTCAGATCCGCAACGCCTACAACAAGGCGTTGAACGGGACCGGGCTATCGCCGGAGATGCGCGCCGACTTCCTTGCCTCGGCCAAGCAGCTCTATGCAGCGCAGGAAAGCACCTACCAGGGCACGCTCGATCAGTACCGCGCGCGCGCCGAGCGCTATCGCATGGATCCGGGCATTATCCAGGACCTGCGCATGCCGCAGCCGGAGGAGCCGCCGCAAGAGCAGGAGCGGCCCGCGTCGGCCGTCGCGATCCCGCCAGCCCTGCAGGGCAAGCTCTCGCCGATCGAGGCGGAAGCGTGGGACGAACTCACCGACGACCAGCGCAAACGCGTCTGGCAGAAATACATGGGCACGCCCATGCAGCAGCGCGGGCTGCACGTTCCCGGTCAGAGAGGTTCGCTGTAGATGGATCCCGATCTCGACCTGGAGGTGGAGATTGCGGCCGCTGCCAAGCGGGCGCGGGCGAAGCGTCAGCAGAAGTTCGGGCAGCTGGAGGCAGCCGGCCTCGGCGCGCTCGATGGCCTGACCTTCAACACGACGGACGAGCTCGCTGGCGGCCTCGCCTACGGCAACCGGCGGCCGATGACGACAGTCGAGGCCATGCGCAACGTGAACCGCGCGCCGCAGTACATGGCGAAAGTCGAGCGCGACCCGCGGGCCTTCGCCACGAAGGAGGCGGAGGCGAAGGCCGCCGGCGATGCAGAGCTCAAAAGATGGCGCGGCTACCAGGAAAAAGCCCGCTCGGACCGACCTCTCGAATACCTGGGCGGCGCCGTCGGCTCCGGGCTTGTGACCTTGCCTGCGGGTGGCGGTCTCGTGAAGGCCGGCGGCGCCGTGGCGGACATCGCGGGCAGCGCCGCCAAAGCCATCCCCGGCGTCACCCGTGTCGCGAACGTCGCGAGCAAGGTTGCAGCGCCCGTCACCAGCACGATCGCGAAAGTCGGCCGCGGCGTGTCGAAACTCCCTCTTGGGATTGGGCCGCTGGCGGTCGCCGCCGGCAAAGGCCTGGGCCCGGGCGCGCTCTACGCAGGCCTTGCCGGCGCCGGCGAGGCGAAGGACGACCGGCTGATGGCCGCCTTCAACGCGTCCGGTCCCGGCGCCCTGGTCGGCGCGGGGCTTGGCGCCGGCATGAAGGTTGGGACTGCCGGGCTGGGTGCGCTCTGGAACATTCTCGGCCGGCCGGCGTCGCAGAAGGCCGTCGCGACGCTGTCGCGCATGATGGAGAAGAACAACATCAAGCCGATCGACGCAGCCATGGAAGTCGCCGGCCGCGCCAAGGGCGGCGGCGACGTGTTCGAGACTGCCGGCGAATTCATGGGCCCGAGCGCGGAAGCGATGCAGACGGCGCTGGGCAATGTGCCGGGCCCGTCGCAAGCCATTCTCCAGCAGGCCTTCATCTCGTCGATCCGCAACATGCGGAAGAACCTCAACGCGTCCGCGAAGAAAGCGACGGGCAAGGATCCCGAGCGTTATCACCAGACCAAGCGCGAGCAGGAAGCCGCACGCCTGCTGCGCGACAAGCAGAATTACGAGGCCGTCCAGGGGCATCCGCTCGGCGGCAACCGCATGCCCACGCAGGAGTTCAACCGCATCCTGTTCCAACAGGACAGGGCGACGCCGCACCTGCAGCCGATCGGCCGCCGGCCGATGTTCATTCGCTACGTCGAGGACACGCGGAAGGCGGCCCGCGAGGGCGGCGACTTCATGGAGAAGGAGCTCAACCGCTTCCTGCAGATGGTCGCCGACGGCAAGATGCCCCGCCGGGCCCTCTCAAATCGCGCGATCAACGAGATCGACAAGCGGATGACGCAGGATATCGACGTCGCCCTGGCCAAGGGCCGCACCAACGATGCGCGACTGATCAAGGACATCCAGGACCAGCTCCGCACGACTGATTTTTACACCGGCCTGGGCGGCGCGCGCGACACGGCCGCGATCGGCCTCACGGCGAAGGAAGCGCTCGTCGAAGGCCGCAAGGCCTTCCACGGCAATGTCGACCTCGAGGACGTGACCGCGAAGCTGCAGGACTACCCGCAGGAGATCGCCGACAGTTATCTGACCGGCATGGTTCGCGAGATGTCCGACAGCCTGGCCAACCAGTCGAACCTCGGCGGGCTCGCTGACGCGGCGCAGAAGATCGCGGCGACGCCGGCGATGCGCGACAAGCTGGTCGCGGCCCTGCCCAAGACGAGCCGGGGCAGCCTGACCCAGGCCTCGCAGCGCTTCATGACGCTGATCGATCGCGTGACGAAGCACACGAACCGGGCCCGCCAGGTGTACGGCAACTCTGCGACGATGCCGCGCATGGCGGCCGAGGCGGAGGCCGCCGCTGAGACCACCAGCCTGTCGCGCGACGTCGTCGACTTCCTCGGCGAGATGATCACCCGCCAGCCCGGCAAGATCTCGGAGCGCTTCGGCAATGCGGTGCGGAACCGGGTGACGCGGCCCGGTATCTACAATCCGCAGATCAACGAGGAGCTGGGCAAGCGGCTGGCTGCGACGGGCGAGGACAGCATTCTGGACGTGCTGGATGAGATCGCGGCTTACCGGGCAAGGCCGACGCCGACACTCAGCACCGACAGGCCTGGCGTCGCTGCAGCCCGCATTGGCGGCCAGCGGGTAGGGACCGCGTCAGCCGAAAACGATCCCTGGGCGCAGGACAGCGCGCTCGCCCGCGCGGACGTTGTCGTGGAAGGCCTCGAGCGACCGATGATTGCGGAATACCTACGACCCGAGACGACGCCGGAGCGGCGAGCGGAGATCGAGGCGCTGTTCGGCGAGGACGCGGCCGGGCTGCGGGCGATGCGGGAGACGGTTCACTAGAGCCATGGCGATGGCTGGCCCGTAGGCGAGAGCGGCGGCGAAGGGCAGGACCAGCGCGAAGATCCGGGCGTCGGCCGGGGCCAGGCTAAAAACCTCCTGCCCGAACATGAGAACGACCGCGGCGAGGGCCCAGAAGCCGAGCAGCGCCTGGCCGGCGATCACCGAACCGACCATCAGCACCTTCACCCAGCGGGGCATCCCAACCTCCATGGCCACTGACAAAGATATCGAGGCGTTTATCGCATCCCGCAAGGAGGGGTGGCGCGGCAAGTTCCGGAAAGACCCGGCGCAAGCCGCAACACTCCTGCGGAAGCATGGGAAGGCTTCCCTAGGGGATAGCATCCTGCAGGGCCTCCAGCAGGGCGCGAGCCACGGTTTCGCAGATGAGACTGAACGGGCCGTTACCGGCGGGCCGGCGAAGAACCACATCCTGGCGCAGGCGAGCAATCCGACAGCTTACATGTTGAGCCAGATCCTCGGCCTGGCCGCGACGGGCGGCCTGGTTCGAGGCACGGGCGGCGCCATCGGCAAGGTACGGTCGGCGCCGCTCCGGCGCGGATCCGGAAGCGTCGCCGCCGGCGGGCAGGGTCGCGCGATCGAGCGCGCCGCGAAAGCCAAGGACATCGAGGAGACTTGGGGCAACTTTCCGTTCGGGAAGAACACGGATCCGCGTGTCAGGGGCTTTGCACTGGACGCCGCTCACGGCGCGGCGCTGGGCTATGGCGGCATCGACCCGACGCAGGACGATGACGCCCTCTCGGTCGAGCGCTTCAAGCGGGCGGGCCTGTCGCTGGGCGCCTCTCTGGCGCTGGCGCCGATCGCGACGTCCATGGGTGTCGCGTCCACGAACATCCCGCTGCTGTTCGGCGGCCGTCGCATCGGCTCCAGGAAGATGCTGGAGCCGCCCGGCGTCAGTCGCAGGAACCCGTCCGGCAATCCGCGCCAGGCGATCGAGATCGCACGGTCGATGGACGAGAGCGCGGCGCGCGCCAACGCGCCTCCGCCGCGTCGCCTCTCCGAGCCGAGCCTCACGACGCTGGAGCGCGCGGTCTATGAGGGTCGCAAACAGGGCCTCTCCGACCGGGAAATCGCCATCAGGCAGGGCTGGGATCCGGACGAGCCGCCGAACTATGACGAGTTCGACACGCTGTTCTCGCGCACCGGCGCCAAGAAGAAGGACGTCGACGCTGTCCGCACCTATATCTCGAAGCAGGCGCGCGAGGCGCCGACGGTCGAGGGCTTCGCCGATCCCAGCATGAAGGCGCTCCTCGACGAACGCCACAAAAGCGCTGTTCGGAAGATCAAGGCGGCTTACATCGAGAACCGCCGGCAGGAGCCGGTCGGCATCATCGCCCGCGACACGGATCCGCCGCTGCAGTCGAAAGGGAAGCGCACACAGGAGCTGGCGGACCTGGCGCTGGAGCCGATCGCAACGGACCGAATTTCGCAGATGAGGGCCGCCGAGCGCGGGCAGGCGGCGCGATCGATCGAAGAGGCATATCCCGTGCCGCCTTCGGCTCGACCCTATGCTGATGTTCCTGAACGCAGGTTTGAGACGCCAGGCGGGAAGCGCTACGTGGTCGAGTTTGCGCCGGGCGCCAACAAGGGCGTTTCGGTCGCGTTCCGGCGCGATCGCAAAGGACTGGCGCGGTCGCTCACCAATGATTTTGGGTCCAACGGTAAAGCGTCTCTCAGGGAAACGCGGGACGTGCTGCGCGGGGTCGAGAAGGCGATCGAAGATGACATCGGGGCGGGTGGCCGCGCCTACTACTCGATGATGGGGAGCGATCCCAAGCGGTCGCGGCTCTACGATCGCATGGCCAAGCGCATCGCCCCGCCCGAAAACTATCACGTGTCGAGCATGCCGGAGGCTGGCGCGCAGCTCACCCGCACGCGCGAAACCATGTATCAGCCGGACGAGTTCGTCGACGGGATGATGGAGGCGTTTACCCGGCAGGACAGGCCGGCGCTGGAAAGCTGGATGTCGACGCTCGATCAGCGCGCGCGGCGGGATCCCGGGCTGATGGAACGTGTCCGCGGCCGCGTCGCGCAACAGTTGGCGATCAACGAGCGGGCGGATCCGCGCCTCAACGACACTCCAACGATGCGCGAATTCCTCCACGCGCTCGGCATGGCTGGCAACAAGGCGAAGGGTATCCCCAACGTGCTCGATGCAGCCCGTCAGCCGGCCAGCGCCGCGCACAACTCCGAGCGCTACCAGGCCGCGCTCAGCAGGCTCGGCAAGAAGGGGCCGCGCCTGCGCACGCGGCATGCAGAAGCGCTGCGGCGCGAGATGGAGGCATTCAAGCCGGGTCCCTACACCGGCCCGCACGATCCGCGCATGGGGCCGCCGCTGGTGCTGCGCGGCGACGACCAGGCGCGCTTCATCTCGCCGCTCGACTTCTACCGGAAGGGGAAGGTCAGCAACAACGACGTGACCGCCACCGGCCTGTTCTCAGGCCCGATTGCGATGGGCGCCGACGCCGTGATGCGCATGGGCGAGGAGCGGCCGGAGTGGGACGATCGCGGCCCGCCCGTGATCGAGGGTCAGTTCCAGGAAGTGAGGCCGCAACCGGCTCCGTCTGCGCCCGCGCCGCCGGCGGGCATTCTCCCACAGCTGGCGCCGCAGCAGCCGGGCAACCCGGTGCTCGAGGCTGCGGCCGCGGGCCAGGCTCCGCCGGCGGTGGCGCCGATCGACCTGGCCGAGGCGCAGAAGGTCATGTCGGCGGTCGCGGGCATCCCGCTGGAGCGCTTCGGCGCTGACGGGAAGATGGGTCCCGAGACGCAGGCGGCTCTCACCCGCTTTCAGCAGGCGGCGCGCATTCCCGTCACGGGCCAGCTCGACGAGCTCACGGCGCGGCGGCTGGCGCAGCTGCGTGACGGGCAGCTGCCGGAGGAGATGGTCGCAGAGATCCGTGCGGGGCTCGGCGGCCGCTAGCTATTGCATGCGACCGTGACGGCGAGGTTCGCGCCGGCAGGCTTTTCGTCGAGACGGGTATAGCCGGCCGGGCAAAGCGCAGCCGCGCGGCCGTAGCAGGCGGCAGGGTCCGCGCGGCCGCACGAGACCAGCCAGGCGGTCGTGTTGTTTTCCCAGGGCACGCGCTGCGCGTTCGTCGTCAGGTTCCATCCCTCGGCGGCGTCGGATGAGGCGCAGGCTCCGGCAAGGAGCAGCGCGGCGGCGATCACAGTTTTCATGAGGGTCCCCAACGATGGCTAACCCCAGCATCCTAGCGTTCGACAGGACACCCGCCAATAACGGGGCGTCGACGACGGGGGTCAACTTCCAGGAAGGCCAGGCGCCGTCGACGGTGAATGACAGCGCCCGCTCGCTCATGTCGAGACTGGCCTTTTATCGCGACTGGCTGGCGGGAAATGTCACCCAGGGCGGATCGTCCAACGCCTACACGCTGACCTCGGGCGAGACGCTAACCGCCTACTCCGCAGGCATGCGATTTCTGTGGAAACCGAACGGGACGTCGTCCGGCGCCGTCACCCTCAACGTGGACGGGATTGGCGCCAAGAAGGTCTACCGGCCGGACGGGACCCAGGCGGGCAGCGGCGACATTCTCGCCGGCACGCTGCTTGACGTCGTGTACTTGCCGGCTCTGGACAGCACGGCGGGCGGCTTTCAGATCGTCGGCGGCCTCAGCGAGGCGACCTCGCTTTCGATGTCGGCGCAGTACCGGCTGGTTGGGCGCTCCAGCTCCGGCGCCGGATCATCCGAGGAGGTCGCATCGTCAGCGGCCATCTTCGCGTTTCTCGGCGCTGCTGACGCCGCAGCCGCCCGCGCCAGCCTGGGTCTGGCGATCGGCACGAACGTGCAGGCCTACAGCGCCAACCTCCAGACCTATTCCGGCATCACGCCATCCGCCAACGTCCAGAGCATTCTTGGCGCTGCTGATTATGCAGCGATGCGGACGCAGCTCAGCCTCGGCACTGCCGCGCTCGCCACCATCGGCACGAGCGGCGATACCGTTCCGAAGAACAACACTAGCAATGTCTTCAGCGCTGTCCAGACATGGGAAAACGCCAGCGCCAACTCGCTGACGCGCTGGCGGGAGACGGGCACGAGCAATCTCGTGAACGCGCTCTATCAGGCCGCCGGAACACTCTTCACGTTTACGCCCGGACCGGCTGGCACGCTCGATTTCACGAAAGAGCTTGGATACGATTTCGCGAACTCAAGGTGGTTTGTCGAGACAGCGCTTGCCGTCGATGGCGCAATCACGTCCGGCGGCAACACGGTCGCGACATCCGCCAACTCTCTGACGCTCTCCAACAAGACGCTTTCCAGTCCCACGCTGAGCGGGACGGTGGCGGGAGCGCCGACGGTAAATGGCGCGTGGACGTTCTCCGGCAATTTGCAAACAATCACCCGGTCTGCTGAAGCAGACGAAGGGTTGCGGATCAGCAACAGCACAACCAGTCGCCGGACGCATTTTCGCCCTGGTGACATCTCCTCCGAGAATGGCAACCTCGACCTGGATGCGGCGGACGGCAACAACGTCAACCTGCAAACCAGCGGCACAACGCGTCTCGAAATCGGGACGTCTCTGCTTCGCGCCACTGTGCCATTGCAGTCCGCTGTCGCGATCTCATCGGAAACATCCGGCACGCTCACAAGCGCCAGCTCCAACAAGCAGGTCAACGCTTCCGGCGACATCACGATCAATGACGGCGTGCACGCAGCGGGAGATCGCATCGAGATCTACGCTGGCGCGTCCGCGCGCAGCATCGTGCAGGACACGGGCATGACGCTGCGCCTCGACGGGTCATCGACCACGGGAACGCGCTCTCTGGCCGCCCGCGGACGCGCCGCTCTCTACTTCGTCAGCAATTCGGAAGCCATCGTTTCCGGCATGGGAGTTACATGATGGAACAACTCAAGGTCGTCAAAAAGCAACTGATCCTCGATCTCGACAAGAATGGAGCGCCCACGGGCTGGCGCTGGGCCGTGGATCGGTTCGTCAAATTCGGAGACGGATCGGAGAAGGTCGTGCCCGACGATATCCCGGCGACGGCCGAGGAGGTGACGGCGCATGTGGGCTCCGCCGTCGCCCTGCAGGCCTCCGACATCGAGGCCGATCGGAATGAGCGCAACGCTGCGATTGGCGCGCTTACGGCCGAGCGGGACGGACTTGCGGCTGCTCTGCGCGACGCGGAAGGCAAGCTGAAGGCCATCGCTGACGCGGATGCTGCTTACGATGCGTGTGTGAAGCCGCTGCTGGCGAAGCCGGGCCCCGCCCAGTGAGTCTGCTGCTGGCGACGGCCGCCATGGGCAAAGTTCAGCCCATCACGGTTGACGTGAACTGGGGCATCTCGTCCGGCATCTCGACAACACGGACGTCGGCAACCCGGACCCTCACTGTTCCGGCAGGAAATCCGGGTGTCATCCGGTTCAGCCTGTCGGGCAGCTCGGGCGATTTCTACTACCAGAAGAACGGCGGGAGCTTCACGCTGTTCGCCCACAACAGCACGCTCTCGGTCGCCAACGGCGATACGCTGGCGCTCCGCTTTGTAGGAACCTCGCCATCAGAGGGCGAGATCACGGTCTACGACAACACGCTTGGCGTGGAATTTGGCGATTTCCTCGGACAAGTTCTCTAGGGAGTATCCGCATGATCCCGATGCTTCTGTGGGTTGGGCTTCTGGCGTCCGCCGGCGCGCTTGCCTGGCGCGCGATGACGCAGGGCGGTCCCTGGGCGGACTGGCTGTGGGCCGCGATCGGCGGGATCTCGCTGGCCGTGTTCGGCGGCGAGTTGCTGCAAGCAGCCCCGCAGCTCTGGGAAGCGATCCGGACCGAGGACCTGTGGACGCCGCGGCCGATCCTCCAGGACCACACCATGGCGTGCGCGGCGCTCGTGTTCTTCCGGCCGCATCGCCGTAAGGCTGCTGGGCCTGCCGGACAATGAAGCTTTCAACCGTATCGGTGGGGTTTGGGATGCTGGGTCTCGGGGCTGCAATACAGAGCGGGCAAATGCCTTACGACCTCGGCGAGGCCGTGAAGCCGATCGAGGATTTCGGCAACGGTGTCGCCAAGGCGGGCGGCGCCGTCATGAACGCCGTGGTCGGCGACAACGGACTGCCGTCATGGCTGCTCGCCCTGGCGCTGTGCGCGTTCGTCATCCGCGTGTTCTTCACCTCTCAGGTTTCCGACAAGGTCGCGCAGGGTCGGAACGACAGGCAGGCGCAGGAGCATGCGATGGCCATGGCGAAGCTGCAGCATGAGCAGGAGATGGAAAGGTTGCGCGAGGAGCACAGGTTGCGCACGCAGGCGGAGCGCGACTGATGGGGATCCGTGAAACGCTCACCGGCATGCTGCGGCCGACGTCGGTGGAGAAGCTCCGCGACGTGGCGCGCGTCTATCACGATGCCGGCGCGCGCTTCGATGGCGAGGGCGCGGTCAAGCCCACCCGCGAGGAGTATCTCGCGACCTCGGATGACACTGGCGTATCGGTCGCCGTCCTGCAGACCATCTGGCAGATCGAGAGCCGCCAGCTCGCCCTGCTCAACGGCGAACCGTTGAAACGCATCGAGGGCGGCAAGTGGGTGAAGTTCGGCGGCGACAAGCGCGATCTGCCCAAGCCCCTCAATCCCGGCGGCGACACGCCGGCGACGACAATCACCGGCCAGCGCGTGCGTCTCTCTAACTTCGAGAAGCTGATGGAGATCGATCCGCAACGCGCGATCTTCTCGACCAGTCACGGCGGGCCGCAGATCATGGGCTGGTGGGCCGAGCGATGCGGCTTCAAGGATGCGCTGGCCTTCTACACGGCGCAGAAGATGGGCGCGGGCATGCAGCTGGTGGCGATGGCGCGTTTCATCCGGCACCCGAAGTGCGCGGATCTGCGCAAGGCGATGATCGACAAGGACGTGCCCGCGATCAGCTTCCACTGGAACGGCCCGCGCTATCGCGACAACGCCTACGACACGAAGCTGGCCGCGGGCCTCCGGAAGTTTGCGTAGGAGGCGGTGATGGACTGGATCAAGAGCTTCTTCGGCGGCAATGGCGGCATGATGCTGGCCGCCGTCCTGTTCGGCGCCGCTCTCGGCGCGTGGGGTGTCGGCTTCTGGAAGGATGCGGCGTCCAGCGGCGAGTATCGCGCCCTCGCGGCCAAGTCGGCCGAAGCGCAGAAAGCGAGCGCCGACAGCCTGGTCGTGCTCGTGCAGAACGCCGGCCGGCGGGAGATGAACCTCACCTGGCGCGCGGAAGCTGACCGGCAGGCCTGCTTCGAGACGATCGAGACCTTCCGGGGATGGGAGGCGCTCTCGGCCGAGGCCAAGGCCACGCAGAGCGCCAGGACCGCGCAGCTCGAGGCGAGGCTCAAGGCCCTTTCCGATCAATACGCAAAGCTGGTGAAATCCTATGAAGGCGCGGACAAGACCACTACCGATTGGCTTAACAGCCGCATGCCTGATGATCTGTGCATCGTGCGCTACGGCGCGGCGTGCAGAGCCGATCCTTTTGCCGCCGCAGGCTACCCCGAGCCCCCCGCTCGTGAAGGCGCCGTGGCGGGTCCGCCCCGACGCTGACACGAATGGGGACGGCAAGCCCGACCTGCCGGTGACGGCCGAGCAGCTGCCGCCGGCGTGCCCGAGCGGCGACATCACCGGCGACGGGCGCATCACGACCGAAGACGCACTGAACGAACGCGACTGCCTGGCGATCACGGCGCTGGCGCTGCGCGCGATCGCGATCGCCTGGCAGGACTGGTGGAGAGAGCAAGGGGCTGACGATGGACAAACCGAAATCGGCGAACACGGAAGCGGAGATCGAGGCGGCGGCGCAGCTGTCGTCCGACCCCCGGCTAAGGGCGAGGCTGGAACGTAAGCACTATGGCGACGGCCTCGACCGGCTGGCGCTGCGCGACGGCCTCGACGACTGGGCGGGGATCGTGCTCCTCGCGTTCGGCGTCGCCATGTACTGCGCCGGCGAGATCCCGTTCGCCTGGCAGGCCGGCGTCGTCGTGCTCCCGGGCCTCGAGGTGAATGGCTGGCACTTCGGCGGGCTCGTCGCGGTGTTCAATTCGCTGATCTTCATCCTGGCCGTGTTCATGTTCATCGCCGACGGCCGCAAGTTCTTCGCGGTGCGCGGCGGCAAGGCGAACCGCTGGTCCTCGATCGTGGCGGGGACGGCGGCGCTCGCCCTGTTTGCGATCTACACGGCGCAGACGCAGGCGGCCGACGAAGTGCGCGCGATCGTCGACAAGCGCGTGACGCTCGAGGACGATATCCGCGGCCTCGAGGTGAAGATCCGCGAGACGAACGACACCATGCCCAGCCGGAAGGCGGCTGAGCTCGCCATGGAGCGCGCCCAGGACGAGGCTGTCGGCTCACACCTCAACACGGTGACGGACGGCGAGGCCAAGATCCTGTGCGCGAAGGTCTCCGACTTCGAGGAGCGGATGCAGTGCAAGCAGAAGATCCTGCGAGCTTCCGTCGATTGCACGCAGGATGTCTCCACCAACGTGCGCGACAGCGCCTGCGACCCGATCAAGGCGGCGCAGATGCAGATTGCGCGCATCGACGAGATGGAAACGCTGCAGGCGCTGCGCGCGGCAGACATCGAGAAGAAGAAGGCCGAGCTCAAGGCGCTGCCCGAGGCCTCGAACTATTTCATCCGGCAGATTGCCGATCAGACGAAGTGGACGATCCCCGACGCGCAGTCGCGCGTCTACTTCTTCATTGGCCTGCTGCTGCTGTTCGTGCCGGCGGCGATCTTCGCGAAGGTCGTGGTCCGCAAGCCGGACGCGCCGACGCCAACACCTTCACCGTAGAGGAGGACGTGCCCATGTCTAAGTTTACGAAGTGGCTCGATCGGCCGGCGTCAATCGCCGCTGACGTCGCCGTCGCCACCGGCGTCGGGGTTGCTGCCGGCGTCGTTTACGCCCTGGCGATCCCGATGATCCCGCTTGTCGGCGGCCTGGCCCCGCTGGTTGTGGCGCCGCTCGCCGGCGTCACGGCGGCCGCCACCTACATCCGGGCCCGCCAGAACCTGATTGACCCGGCCCCGGCCGGCTTCCTGAAGCCCGGCTAACCGCCCATGTCCCTGAGCGGCTACGACCTCCGCAAGCGCGGAGGTCCGCGCCGGCGGCGTCCACCGATCCGCCTGCGCCCGATGACACCCGGCGAGATCTGTCTCGCCGGGTGGATCGTTTATGCGATCGTGCTGTGGGTCGTGCTGTTCGCGATCGACCAGCGCGGGATCGTCCGGGTGTGGTCGGGGTGGATGGACGAGCGGCCGCCGGCGCACACGGAACGCTAAGTTCCGCCTGCTCAAATGACCGGGCAAAAATCAATATCCGCGACGGGACTCATTAGAGAGTCACCCATGCGTTTTTCGCTCGGCGGCTACCTACCCAGCGGACACCCCTGAAACCCTGACGTTACCCCCATAGGATTTCGATTTTCGCCCCGTCAGCGTCCGCTGGCGGGGTTTTTTCGTTTCCGGCAGGCCGTGGAAGGCCAGCGCGTCCCGGCGCTGCCAGTTTTCCACAGCCAGCCCGGCGACGGGGCCGGTGGTGTCGAGGACGATGACGCGGATCTCGGACGGGCTCATGCCTGGGAGATGGCCCCGGCGGCCGGCGGGGTCAAATCGGCGAACAGGCCGCCGGGCGCCGGGACGGTCCCGCCGGCGGCGTGGTAGCGCGCGGCCAGGTCGGCCAACCAGAGCTCCCATGCACCGCGAACGGCGCCGTCGCGCAGGTAGAGCGTCACGACCGGGTCGCTGTAATAGCGCCGCGCGCCAATCCCGTGATCGCTGACGCGGGCGGCCGTATGCGTCGCCCCGAAGCGAATGTGAACGTAGGACGAGAAGCCCCAGCTCGTCGGGTGATGGCAGATGTCGATCTTCGCGTCGGGCATTGCCTTGCGGCACGCGATCGCCAGGCGCAGCGCAGTGGAGCGGACGCTCACAGCTTCTCCTGTTGCCCTGGTCGAAGGTCGCGCCATTCCCACCGACTGCACGCCGGCGACTTGAGCCGAATGTCGGTGCCGGGCCCGCGCGTCGGCTTGACCAATCCGCACTTCCAATAGGCGTTGTGAAACGGGCTGCGCTTCGCATGCATGCAAGTCCGGCAGAATTCGCCGGCCGGCCCAGAGCCGGGCGCTCGCGCGTAACCTTTTGGCCGATCTTTCCGACGACGCCTCTCGCGCGCGACGTCGACGGGCGCGTCGTCAGCGATCGGATTGCCAAAAAGATCGACACTCACGGCCTCCGCTCCTCGCGCAGGCGCGCCCGCGCCATCGGCTCAATCATCGTCCCGTCCTGCGTGAGCTCAAGCAGCCGTCGATAGTGCGCGCGGTCGTCTGACCGAAGTTCCATCTCGAGCACGAGCCCGAGATCCTTCAAGACGCCAATCGTCCTGTAGCTGCAGCGCCGACCGCCGCCGTAGGTGTCGCGCGCATGATAAAGCGCCTCCCACCAGGTCGGGCGGTGCAGATCCCGCACCGACGCCAGCGCGCGGCACTGCGGAAGCGACAGCACCTTGAGCGTCCGGTTAAGGCGGCGGCTTTCCTCGGCGGCGGTCGACGGCGGATACATCGTCACGGCTTCAGCCTCACGGCCTCGAGCGCTGCCTGGCGCAGGATGGTGCGCGCGGCGTCGTCGTCCTTGATCTCGAACTGAACGGCGGCCCAGGCCTTTCCGCTGTCGGCGACGAACCGCCATTTCATGATGTCGGCGAGCGAGCCCATCAGGCCTGCGCTGGCGCGCTCGCTGTCGCCGACCTCGATCAGCTTCTCGAACACCATCTGGGTCAGCACGTCCGAGATGAGCTCCTTGAGCGGCTCGAACACCTTGCGCGGATCCTGCAGCGGGATCTCGATGATCATGTCTCAGATCTCCGGCTCTGCGGGAATGACCCGTCCTGGGCCTGGCTTGGTGCGCATATCGATGACGATGCATTCGCGCGCCTCGGCGGCCGGTGTCAGCGATCGGGAGACGAACAGCGTGCCAGCCGCGCCCGCGATCGCGCCGGCGGCGAAGATTGCGAGGACCGGAAAGATGAGCAGGGAGCCGAAAGGTGCGCCGTTCATGACCGCGCCTCCGTCTCGCCGGCGGCCTCGCGGCGATCGAGCATCGCGCGAAGCTCGGGGATGGTGTCGTCTGTCAGCATGAAGTCGCGGTCCGGGTAGCCGGGCGTGCGGACCAGGACGGCGATCTTCACGCCTGGTTTGAAGCAGGCGACGATCTCTTCCATGTGGCCAGAGACGGTCGCGGCGACTTGGCGAAGGCTGTCGGTCATGACCGCGGCTCCCCTTTGGGCGTGGCGCCGACATAGGGGAAGGCGAGTCTCAACCCGTCGGCTGTCGCCTTCGCGAGATCTGTCGAAGCGTTGCCGAACTCATAGCTGCGGAGCGCATGGTAGGCGCCCTGCACGAACGGCCGCACACGCTCCTGCTCCCGGTCAGCCTGGTCGATCAGGCGATTGCCGGCGTCTCGCTCAGTGACGCGCCACATCGGTCCGCAGTTGTTCGGGCAGGCCTGCGGCTCGTTGTTCGCGGAGATCCGGCCCGAGGCTGCGTGGAGGTTGGTCGACATCACCTGGCATTCGCACTTGGCGCAGCGCCAGAGGCCGGGGACGTAGACGAGCTGCTCGAGCTCGCGGATCCGCTCGACCGCTTTGGCGAGCAGCTCACGCGGGAGGTGCGGCACTGGCGGCGTCAGGTTCTTCATGTGCAGCAGCGCTTCGATGTATTCGATCAGGCGAGTGGTCATGACCGCGCCTCCGCCGGCGAGACGCCGTGCGGCAGCCGGAAGCCGGCGGCATTCTTGTGACCGCCCCCACCGTACAGGGAAGCGATCGCGCTGACGTCGAAATCGCCTATCGAGCGCAGCGAAAACACGCGGCCGTCCCGAGTATCCCAATAACAGGCCGCAAACGGCGGCGTGACGATTTCACCCTGCAGGTTGGGAGAGGCGTAGGGTTGGCACATCAGATGGCCCGCATCGCTGGTAAGCGTTTTGGGCAGGTTGCAGACGGGAACCCACTTGCCCCCGATGATCATTTCGTAGCGATTTTCGGCGACCAGCTCGGCGACGTCTTTGTGGTGCTTGCGCTCGATGGCGGCCCCAGCCTTGCGGACGCCTTCCATGTCGCTGTCGCATTTGGCGGCGAGCTCGTCCCAGGTCGCGAAGTCGTAGGTGTGTGCGAACACGAAAGCATTCACCTCGCGAGACGCCGGTAGCTTGAAGCGCCAGAGATCCCGGTCCTCGACATAGCTCACGAGTTCAGGGCGCCGTTTGCCTGGATGAAAGAAATCCCAGGCGAGCCCCGCGCCGCTGCGCTCCATGTCGAACAAGGCGCGCACTGGCCAGTCCGCCCATTGCTCCCAGCCGCCGCGCCATTCATGTGGCTGGTAGGCTTCGCTGCCGTTGTCGAACGCCCCTTGGCCAGGCCGCTTGATCCCTGCGAGATCCTCCGCGGCTGACTTGTGGTGATCGAGGATCAGGATCGTGTTGGCTTGGCGGACGTCGCCGCTCTCGAGCATCTTGCCCAGCACGTCGCGCTTGTAGCTGAAATCGACGATGACCACGTCGCGGCCGGCGACGTTCGGGGGCGGGTTCTGATAGATGCCCGGGTAGTATTCGAAGCTGTCGCCGAAGCGTTTCCAGACTGCCCAGGCGGCGGTGAAGCCGTCGGCGCACCCGCCGTGATAGATGCAGATTGGCCTCTCGTAGGAGATCATGGTTTTACGCCCCCGCCGAGAGGAGCGCATTCACGGGCATTCCCGCGAGGGTGGTTTTACAGCGATGTCGTTGATTTTGCGGGAATGTCAGCAGCTTGGAAGGCTGCTGCTCTACCATTGAGCTATACCCGCATCGCGTTGAGCGCATTAGCAATTTCCTCTCGTGGTGGGAAGCGGTTTTACACTGGTTTTACAGGAGGGTTCTCCGGGGGTTCCGATTAGTCGTAGCCGTACGAAGATGCGATCTGCTTGAAACGGTCGTAGCCAGGGAAGCCGGGGCGGCCGCTGAGCTCGTTGAGAGGCGTTCCCGGCCGCGGTCCGATATCGCGCTCCCGATACGCGAGATCGAGCGAGAGGCTCTCCGACAGGCCGCCCACGCTCGCCCGAATGCGATAGAACCAGGTCCCGTGCCCCCAGTGACCCCAATGACGTTCGTAGATCCTTCCTACGATGCAGGTCGCCCCCGGGATGAACCGTTTCGGCTCCCTCACGAAGACGTCCTCGCCGATTTGATATCTGGCGCTCCACCACGCCATCGGGCTGTGAAGGCTTTCCTTGAGCTCCTGGAGCTGTCTAGGGGTCAGCTTCGACATATCCTGCAGCGCCATCATCCCACACTCCTGACCTTCTTCCCGACGGCGATCGCGATCGTCTCCGGGTCGCCGTAGATCTTGCGCATGTCGGCGCCCTGGCCGGGCGCCCAGCCGAACCAGAGCTCGGCCTCGGTGTCGGTGCAGCCGCCCGCGAACATGTGGGTGGCGCGCGTGCCGCGCATGTCGTGCAGGTGCTTGCGGCGGCCGTCGTCGGCGCGGATGTCGGCGGTGTCGAAGGCGGTGCGCACGGAGCTCGTGAAGGCGTCCGGCGTCTTGTAGGGCTTGCCAAACTCGGAGGTGACGACGGTCACGGACTTCACGGCCGCGTCGTCGGCCGGCTTCATCTCGAGGAGAAGGGCGCGCAGCTCGGGCGTGATGGTCATCCGGGCGACGTGGCGGCCGCGGGATTTGAGGGTGGGGCGGCGGATCAGGCCGGCGTCCAGGTCGACCTCGCCCCAGGTCAGGCGGATCAGATCCTCGCGGCGCAGGCCGGTGAGCCATTCCAGCTGCAGGGCGCGCCGGCGGGCGGGGCCGAGGATGATCGTGCCGGCGCTTTCGCCCTTGCGGCCGGAGAGGCCTGTGTGGCGCGCATCCAGCAACGTCTGGAACTCCTTCTCGGTCCAGACGATCGCGGCGCGGCTGGCGCCCTCCTCGAGGCGGGCGATGTTGAGGGCGGGGTTGCGGGTGAGGTCTTCCTGGTCGACGCCGAAATTGAGCAGGCGGACGAGGACGGTGAGGGCGGCGTTGGCGGAGCGCGGGGTGGCGCTCATCGACTGGTGCCAGGCCTTGATCAGCTTGCGGCTGCCGCGGCGCTCCATGCCGGCGAGCGACGTCGCCCCGAACACGTCGCGGATGTTGTCGAGGTGGCGGCCCCATTCCTTCTTCGTGCGCGGCGCCAGCGCCTGCCAGTCGGGCGAGGCCTTGAAGTCCGAGATCAGCCTGACCATGAAGCCGGCGGCGGGTCGCGGGTGGGCCAGAAGGGCGTAACGTTCGGCTATGGCAAACCCCTGTTCGCTCTCGATCGCCTCGGCCTCGGCGCGGGTGGGCGCGGCGCACTGCCAGAAGGTGGGGGCGCCGCGCGCCCGGCTGGCGCGCAGGTAGATGCGCCACTGGCCGTCCTTCTCGAAGCAGACCCTATGGACGCCGGGGAGCACGATCCGCGATCCTCTTTGCGATTTGCGTGTGCTCGTCGACGTCGGTGTCGTCATTGGCGGGGCCCGTCAGCCGCGTGTCTCCCGACACTACGACTTCAAGGCCCGCCTTGCGGTCAAGCGCGGCATGGATGGCTTTCAGGTCGAACACGCCCGGAAAGGCCTCGACTATCCCCAGCTTTATGGGGTGGTGCCCGCCCAGGACCTTGAGGGCGGTCCTGAGCGGGACCAGGCGGGGGGCGGTGTCGCGGGTCATCGAAAGACCTCGACTGTGGCGGCGGCTGTCGCGACCAGGGCAAGCGTTGCGATCAGGCGGATGCGCGACGGCCCGCCGCACCAGCGATCAAGCACCAGGCCCCACTGCGCGCCGAGGCAGACGTTCATGATGAAGGCCAGCGGCGTCACGCGCGCCTCTCCTGCGCCGGCGGCGAGACAGGCCTGCGGGCGAGGGCCCAGGCGGCAAAGCCTACATGGTCGCAGCGCGAGCAGGGGCGCAGCTCGCCGTCGGCGGCGGGGACCTTGCCGGTGTTGTCGCAGCAGTTGCAGCGCGGCTTGCCGGGGCGGAGGGTGTGGAGGGTCATGTGACTGGCGCGCCCTCGTCCTTCGGAAGGCCGACCATGATGTTCGGCGGCCGCGGGATATCTACGGCGTGCGGTCGCCAGATGTGTAGGCAAAACGGATGGCAGTTGATGTGCTCGGTTTCGGGTACGTGCAGCTGCATCGCGCACTCGTCGTCGCGGAAGAACAGCCGCTTGACGTGCTCCATTTCCAGCCAGTTCGGCGTGCGCCGTTCGCGGCTTACGCTGACATGATCCCAGCCTTCGCCATTCGAAGCGATGACACGGAGTGTCTGGGCGTCGATCGGGGATTTCACGAAGAACAGCCCGCACGTACTGTCCCCGCGGACGCCGTACAGCTTACGCTCGATTTCGACCTGGCGCAGTGCGTCCAAGAGAGAGAGGTCACGCATCACAGTGTCTCCGGGCCATGGTGCTCCGTCGCCGGCGCTTGCGCGAACAGGGGCGGGTGCGGATGGGGTTGGGCGAGATCGAGGAGGGCGTCGAGCAGGCGCTTCTCGATCGCGCGCTGGCGTTCGCGGCTGCGCTTGTCCTTTTCGTAGCGGCCGGCGCCCAGGTAGGTGAAACCTTCGGCCAGCTCGCGCTTGGACATGTACTCTTCGTGCCGGCGGAGGATGCGGCGGATCTCGGCGAGCTCCATCTCAAGCTGGGTGCGTTCGCTCGTGCGGATGGTGTTGGTCACCACTGGCCTCCGTTGATGAGAACCCAGAAGCCGCGGAGGCCCCAGCCGCCGGCGAGGGCGGCGCCCACGAGCAGGACCACGAAGCCCGCGACCAGCGCTGCAGCCAGCGCGGAGCTGGGCCCGGGGTCATACGGGTTGCGGTTCATATCAGCACCGCCTGCAGCGTGACGCTGAGCGTGAAGACGAGGATCGCGGTGAAGACCAGGGCGATGACGCCGAGGATGGCCCAGGCGGGCAGGTCCCCCTTGGCCGCCAGAGCTTTCGCTCTGGCGGCTTCGGCACCTCGGCCCTGGGTTGGGGGGACGGGCCTCGGAGTTTGTGCGCGGGACATCACTTCTTGCCCTTCGCGGATTTCTTGGCGGGCGCTTTCGCCTTCGCCGGCGACGTCCAGCCAGTGAGCTCGCTCACCAGCGGCGACGTCACAATCTTGGCGAGCGCAGCCGGTACAGCGTTTCCGTGGGAGGCAGGATTTGCGCCGGCGAGACGCCCCAGCGTCGCCAGCTGCCTGCGGCCCTCGAGATCGACGTCGTCCGGCATGCCTTCGTTGAGAGACATGAGCTCCGAGACAAGGAAGGCCAGCAGCATGCCGCGCTGATCGTCGGTCATGACGTCGTGAATAAACGTCTCGAGATCGGCCTTGTGTGGTTTGAGCAGGCGCACGAGCTCAGCGCGCTTCGCCTTGTACCCCGCATCGGAGGAGAGCCCACGCGGCGTAAGCGAGCTGCTATAGAGGCTGAGGTCAAACAGGCCGCCATGGAAAAGCTGGAGCTCGCGGAACGTTTCGCGGGAGAGAGCTGCGAGCAAAGCGGCCAGCGCTACGCTGACCTTTCCAAAGAATGCGCGCCCGACGATCTGCGTTGCAACATCTGTGACTGCGGAGTGCTCCTCGCGCTGCGCCTTCACAACCGGATCGTTCCAGTTGCTCGCGGACGAGCTCGCTTTTTTCTCCGTAGCCTCCTTCGTTTTGATGCGCAGGCCGCGCACGATCTCCAACTTGCCGTTGTGGTCGATCGAGATCTCGGCGCGATACTTGGCGCGCTCCTCCTTCGTCTTGGGCTTCGCCTTTTCGGAATACCCACTGTGCGAGACGCCCAGCGTGGTCTTCACCTCGCCCCAGCCTTCGGCCTCGAGCTTCTTCTTCGCCTCGGCCAGCTTCTCGCGCGCTAGCTTCTGGACGAGGTCCTTGTCGAGGCGCCCGCCGCCGGCCTTGCGCTTCTCCCAGTCCGGCAGGTCGATATCGAACAGGTCCTGACGCACGGCGCCGCCGGCGGCCTTGTAGGCGTCCGCGCCCACGAACTTCGCGAGTCGGTCGGTGTCGGCAAGGTCCGCCTTGTCGACCATGCGCTTGACGTCGTCCGGGTCGGCGTCGTGGTTGGACTT